CTGCCGCACATCAAGCGTACCACACGACAGGGCGACAAAGAGGGCTATGCGACACGCTGCCAAGTCTTGCCTCGTACCACCTTGTTGATAGTCGCCTGGCTCACCCCGTACTCCGCCGCTAGTTACGCTTGAGACACCTTTCGGGGCACGTACCGCTCTCTGATCTCTCGAACCATTTCGTCGGTCAATTTAGATTGGCCCTGGAGCACGCCGTAGGCGGTACGGTCTTTGCGGGCCGCATCAGACATGTTCTTCGTCTGATCGCCCGGGAAGAGATGCGCGGGGTTGATGCAGGGTGGGTTATCGCACATGTGACAGATGTACTCTGAGGGCTCAAGGTCACCAACCCAAGTCATGTAAGAGATCCGGTGTGCGAACCGCATCTTTCGGCCCGCCACGCAGATGCGCCCATACCCACGTTTGTCCCGCAGGCCATTCCATTCCCAGCACGGCCCAAGCTCGGGCACGACCACGGATTCCGTCCACCCTTTAGCCTGGAGACGCTCTTCGTTCGTGGCCCAGCTATAGATCCGGTAGTAGTCTCCGGCTTCCACCTCTTCGACCCGCTTACGGTGGTACCAGTGGTAACGGCACAGGCCGGAGTATTTTGCACTCTCTCCGCACCCGTCAGCTTCGCATTCCTGGGGTTTGCGTTGCATCGAGTGAGCTGGGCCCACCTGTCCGCCAGATCGGAGGCGTCCGTAGTGCATTCCGCAGTACCCCATGCAACGGTACTTACGGTTGCATCCCTCTACGCTGCACAGTCTGGTAGTCTCTTCCATAGCCACTCCTTGCTAGTGGTCAGCCCCGGGGTTACGGTGTTCCACCACCGCCCGGGGCGTTTTTAGTTGTGCCCCACTTCTACCTGCTAGTTCAGTCCACGTACACCGCCACCGCAGTTCCCCTGCACCGCCCCGGC